AAAGACTTTTGGAGTGAATATAACGGAGAGCGTTATTTAAGATTAGGAGTCTCTAAAAAGAAAGAGGCAGACCAGTATGGTAAAACTCATAGTGTTTACATTGACGAGTGGCAACCATCTTCGAACAATAAACCAAAACCAGAACCAGTTAAAGTCGATGATGACTTTCCGTTCTAAATAAACAGAGGGGGGTGTAAAAACCCCCTTTTTTTAGCTATGAAAACTAATTACATAAAAGTAGATATGGAGGGTTTAAGTAAACTTTCATTTGTAGAAAAAGCAGTATTCTCTTACATTAAGTCCTTATCATTGGATAAAGGGTATTGCTTTGCGACTAATAAGCATCTGTGCGACGTTATGTCTATAAAAGACAGGACAATGTATAGAATCTTAAATAGACTTGAGCAGAGCGCCTGTATTAGACGTGAAACCAAGAGTATAGGATTTGATGGAAAGCAACGTAGAATATATGTTAATCCTCAATTCAAGCATTAACATGTTACGAAACGATACATGTTATATAAAGAATTATAATATGATACATATTATAAATATTTAATACTCATGTTATAATACGATACATGTTATAATACGTAACATGTTATATAATTATAAAAAAAACAAAATAAAAACGAGACTACCAAATGTTTATACAAGAATTTTTAGATTTAGGCATAGAACCGAAGGGAAACAGCCAAGAACAAAAGGTTAAATGTCCTAAATGCAAGTCTCTAGGCAAGGAGAACTGGAAAGACACATGCTTGTCTATCAACACATTGATGGGCGTATATAATTGCCATAAATGCGGATATAAAGGAACAGTAAAAAAAACGAAAGAAATGCAGCAATACACAAAACCGATGAAACAATACACAAAGCCATCTAAAACAAATATGAAGAGAATCTCTGATAGAGGGCGCAAATTCCTTAACGAAAGAGGCATAACTGATGAGGTTATTGAAAGGAATAAGATTGTGTCCTCAAGTGATGACAAAAACATTTTCTTTCCATACTTTAAGGATAGCGAACTTATAAACTACAAGAAACGAGGTTTAGATGGTAAATTCTTTGCTCAAGCTAAAGATGCTAAACCAATTATATACAATTACGATGGCGTTAAAGGTCAGCCAAAGATTGTTATATGCGAAGGAGAGATTGATTCTTTGAGTTGGGAAGTGATTGGCATTCCTTACCACACCTCTGTTAATATGGGTGCGCCCAATGTTGGAGACAAGAGTATTGACAAGAAACTTGAGTGTCTAACAACCTGTTATGATGTTTTTGATGAGGCATCTACTATCTATATTGCCACAGATAATGATGACAATGGTAGAAACTTGCAACAAGAGTTAATTAGACGTTTTGGCGCAGAGAAGTGTAAAATAGTCGATTTAAGACCTTTTAAGGATGCTAATGAGGTTTTGGTTAAGGAAGGTGTAGAAAGTCTCCGTAATCGCCTTAAAATGGCTGAAGCGCCCAAAGTAGAAGGTGTTTTTGATGTTGATGATGTTGTTGAGTCTATGATGGATGGTTTTGAGAATGGTCAAGAAAGAGGTTCAAGTACATACATTCCTCACATAGATAGGGCTTGGACTTGGAGAATGGGCGAGGTTAATATATGGACTGGGTATCAGAATGAAGGAAAGTCTTTGCTTTTGAACCAGCTTGCTACTGTTAAAGCATTTCACGATGGTTGGAAGTTTGGAGTGTTTAGTCCAGAGAATATGCCGATGAAAGACTTTTTTAACGACATTGTAGAGATGTACATTGGTAAGAGTGCTGACCCATATTACAAGAATAATCAGATGACAAAGGATGAGTATTATGAGGCGATTAACTTTGTAAAGAAGCACTTTTTCTTAATATACCCAAGAAAGAACTTTAACTTGGATTCTATATTTGATAGAGCAAAGTTTCTTGTTAAGACAAAGGGTATTCGTTCCTTAATCATTGACCCATACAATACGGTACAGCATAAGATGTACAAGGGAGAGCGTGAAGATTTATATATAAGTCGTTTCATGAGTGAGTTAAAGAGATTTGCTATTGAGAATCACATATCTGTAAATTTAGTGGCGCATCAAGTTACACCACAAAAAGATGAAAGTGGCAGATATTACAAGCCTGATGTGAATAGAATTAAGGGTGGCGGTACGTTTTCAGACAAGGCAGATAACGTGATGTTTGTATGGAGGCCTAATCGTGCTTTGGATTTCTCGGATACAAGCGTTATCTTTGGTTCACAAAAGATTAAGAAGCAAAAGCTAGTTGGTATTCCACAGGATGTGGAGGGCATCAATTTTAACATAAGAGAACAAAGGTATTACTTTGATGGATACACACCATTTAAGGATATAGATGTTTTAAGATGCGAAAAAAAGCAAGAGTAGATGCAAACCAAAAAGAAGTAGTAAAACAATTAAGAGATTTAGGCGTTTCAGTCTTACACACCCATCAGTTGGGTAGAGGTGCGCCAGACTTAATATTAGGGTACAGAAATGAAAACTTTATGATTGAGTTAAAAGACGGAAATAAAACAAAGAGTCAACAGAAGTTAACACCTGATGAGGTAGAATTTCAAGAGAAGTGGAATGGTAATTATGCTGTTTGTAATTCGATTGAACAAATTTTAACTATAATATATTATGTTGACGAAGGAAGAGTTGTTAGAAAAACTCGCAAATAAGTATGATGATTGGTACAACATGGCGATGTCGTTTAGTATTTCAAGTGAGCAAGCTAAAGAGCTTGTCCAAGAGATGTTTGTTAGGATTTTTGACTATGTTAAAGACCCACAAAAAATTATGTATAATGATACAGAGGTTAATACCTTTTATATTTATATTACGTTAAGAAATTTATATTATGCAAATATACACACAAGCTGCAAAAAGAATCCTATTGTATTTTCAACGGATAAGATTACGGATGATGATTTTAAGGGAATGTATGAGGATAGCTTGGATTCTATCGAAGAAAAGGAAAAAGAAGAAGAGCTATTTAAAAGAGTTGAAACTCTGGTTGAGGATTGGTATTGGTACGACAAAGGTATCTTCAATCTTTATTATCATAGGGGTATGTCTATGAGGGATATTGCCAGAGAAACTAAAATAAGTTTAAGTAGCATATTTAATACATTGAAAAATGCAAAAGAAGCAATCAGAAAAGAAATCACAGGAGATTAAGTCAACAGGTCTTGGCGATACCGTAGAGAAGGTATTTCGTAAGACTGGCATTGATAAATTAGCGAAGGCAGTTCTCGGAGAGGATTGCGGTTGCGATAAGAGGCAGGAAATACTAAATGATTTATTCCCTTACGGTAAATACAATGCACCAACGGATGAAGAGTTAGATACAATTCAATGGTTATTTGAGAGGTCAAGAAACACGATTAGCGGTAGTATGGTTAAAGAGATTTATTCTGTTTATAATCGTATCTTCAAAGATAAATTGCAGCCCACAAATTGCAGCAGTTGTTTCAAGCCTGTAAAGCAAAAACTACTAAAGATACACAATGAGTTTAATAAGTAACAATAGGCGGAATTACAGCAACTCAATAGGAAACAAAGCAGAGCAAGTTTTTTTTGATATTGTTAAGTCTAAAGGGGTAAGTATAGTTAAGTCCAATAGAGAAGATGATATATTTAAGCATATAGACTTTTATGTTAATGATGTTGGTATTGACATCAAAGCTAGAAGGCATTTAGATTGTATATGGCTTGAGAGAACCAATGTTCATGGGAAAAACGGATGGTTAAGAGGTGAGGCGAAATATATAGGTCTGGAGATAGTTGAGTTGGATTCGTTCTGTTTCTTCAAGAGAAGTGATTTACTTGAATATGTAAGTAGATTTACCGAAACAACATCCAGTAAAGATTGTTACTTTAAATGGTACACAAGAAGTGATTGGGAAAGAAAAGACGAAATAATAAAGGTTCGTTATAAAGATATACAACACTTGGAAGTAAAAAGATTGAATTATGCCACTAATTAAACCAAAGAAATACGAGAAGCAGAAAGATTTTGTAGTGCGTTGCATAGGTAATGCCAAAATGGTTTCTGAATATAAAGACATAGACCAGAGAATGGGAGTTTGCTACACCATATGGAAAGAGAACTTCAATCCAAAGAAGTAAAATAGTTAGACTCTTTTTTTGTTTATATTTTGTTAATTACTAAATAGTTTGTATATTTGCTTAAAATAATAAGTAAATGGACAAGTTATTAAGATTCATATTATCCCCCTTAAACTTACTGAAGTTAGTATTTGTAATCGTTCTTGTATTCATATTCTGGATGCTTGAAAGTGTATTGCAGATAATTCACTACATGCTTAACACACCTTTGTCTTGGTTATTGAATAAAATAGAAAAGTTAATTAAGTTACTAATAAAACAAATAAAATGAGTAAATCAAATGAGTTATTTCAGAAGATGCGAGAGCGAGGTTCTCTTGCTCCTGAACAAATAGATAGGATGGAAAGAAGATACCAAGAAGAAATGGAACTTGCCGAGTGGAAGTATTCAGAAGAAGCTAAACAAAAGAGAGAAGAGATTAAGTATGCGCTAAACAAAGTGTTTGAGCAATTTCACCCCATGCAATTTATATCGCCAGAACTAGCAAAAAGAAGAATAGATGAGTAATCAGATAGTTACACTAGACGGAAAGTTTTGGGATAAAGACTCTATCCTAAAGCAAATGGACAACGATGAGTTCTACTATGAATACTTGGGTAAGAACGCCTTGAGTAGTAGTAGTGTGAAGTTACTTAACAAATCGCCTAAAGCATACGCAAAGTCTTTAAGGTTTGCTAACAAGCGAACAAGCGCCATGACTGCTGGGTGGCTTTTACACTTGGCTGTCTTTGAGCCTGAAAAGTTTGGACACCTTAATTGGGTGGATGCTAGCACAAGAAACACCAAGATATATAAGGAGGCGTTTGCTGACAATCCAATGACATTCTTGCGTAAAGAGTATGAAGATACTATGAGACTCGCTGATGCCTTGTATAATAACAATGATGCTGCTCAACTAATTGAAGGATTAGAATATGAGAAGCCAGCTATCGGAAACATTATGTCTATACCTTTTAGGGGTAAAGCTGATGCGCTGAATGTAGGTGAGACTATTGTTGACCTTAAAACAACAACAGGTCTTGCAGAAGGTAGCTTTCCTTATAACTGTAAGAAGTATGGTTATGCAAGTCAAGTATATATTTATTGCAATTTGTTTGGGATAGAATATAAAGATTTTGTATTTTTATGTATAGATAAGGAAACCAAAGACATTGGCGTTTACAATGTAAGTGAAGATTTCTATTATGAAGGAGAGCGATTAGTTGATAATGCGGTTGATGTATTTAAGACTTGGTTTTCTGACAACCCAAAGAATATAGACCAATACACTATAAAAGGAATACTTTGAGAAAAAAGAAACTAACACAGCAAGAGAGAATTAAATCACTTGAAAAGGCAGTAACAACGTTATACGCCATGATTCAAGCGGTAATTCAAAAGTTGCCAGACGATAAAAAAGATGACGTATCACCAAGCTAAAGAAGAGTGCCGAGAGGATGTTTTACTCTCATTGAGAGATGGAATGCTGGTTCTTGAAGAAGTTAAGTTCTTAATAGAATACTTTAAAGATACAGAGCAGTATGAATGCATACAAGGTGCAATGGAAGCGTATGAACAATATAAACAAGAATTAGATGGAATTATCACTAGATTACCTTAAAAAATTAGTAGAGGAAAAGACTGGCGTTAAGCTGGGCGCAAAGACAAGAAAAAGAGAAGTTGTATTTGCTAGAAGAATGTATTACAAGTTGATGAAAGAGTTTTACAAAAAGATGTCTCTTGACTCAATAGGAAAGACATTGCCTTTAAAACAGAATCATGCTACTGTATTACACCAGATAAATCAATTTGAAATAGACTACGCCCAAGACAAGGTGTTTAGGAATAAGTATAATTCAATACGAAATGAATTTTACGGTCTTGCAGGAGAGCCAGAGATTGATTTAGAAGAAGAGAACATGAGACTTAAACTAGAGGTTTCTGACTTAAAGAAGGAGATTGAGAAGTTGAATAATGATTTAAAGGAAGCTATATCCAATAACATACAACCGAGAAATCAACAGACAAAGGTTTATTACGCCTCTGAAGGGATAAGCGCTTCAATATACTAACAAGACATGAAACTAAAGAAGAATACATTTATAAGGGCATACGCCTACTTTAAAGACCAATTAGCATTGGCAAAAGAAAAAGAAGATAACGAAGATGTGGTTAAGTATTACAATCGCCAGATTGATACATTGATGACTAGGTATTACTCACAGTAAATCAGATAGTTAAACACTTTGGTATGAACTTTATTATTTAAACATGCCAAGACAAAAAAAGAGAAGTCTAATATCAGACGAGAAGAAAGCTGAATTAGGAATACCAATCAAGCCAAAACCAGAGCCGAAAGAGAAGCAACCACACGTTCCATATTCTGATGGAAGAAGGAACAACGGTGCAATAAAAGGAGTGTCCAGAGGGCAAGGGCGAAAGCCTAAAGCCAAAGAAGCGGACATAAAGAACTTTGCGCTAGGTTCAATGAAGCGTGCCTTTGGAAGTGAGAAGAAGGCGTGGGAAGCACTTGCAGAGATGAGTAAGGAATCCTTTGCACACTTGCGCCTACTATGGGAGTACAAGTATGGTAAGCCGAAAGAGCAGAAGGATATTAACGTAAAGCAGGAAGTAAACATTCCTGTTATATCTTTCCTGCAACCAGAGGAAACTATTGACATCGAAGCAACAGAGATAAAGGATGAAGAAGGTAAATCTTAATCCTAAATACAACCCTCTGTTTAGAGACCCAAGCAGATACTTTGTAATTACAGGTGGTAGGGGAAGTGGTAAGTCGTTTGGCGTAAACACATTCTTGGTGCTTCTAACATACGAAACAGGGCATCGCATACTGTTTACACGATATACAATGACTTCGGCATCTATGTCTATTATTCCAGAGTTCTTGGAGAAACTTGAACTGATGGGTATTGCAGATAACTTTACTATAACAAAGAACGAGATTATAAATAACCTAACAGGAAGCAGCATTCTGTTTAGTGGTATTAAGACTGCGAGTGGAGACCAAACAGCCAAACTCAAGTCTATTCAAGGTGTTACGACATTTGTCTTGGATGAAGCAGAGGAACTTACAGACGAGGAGTCGTTTGAGAAGATAGACTACTCTGTTCGTGCTACTGGAAAGCAGAATCGCTGTATCCTCATTCTAAACCCCACAACTAAACAGCATTGGATATACGAGAGGTTTTTTGAGAATAGAGGCATTACAGACGGTTACAATGGCGTTAAAGAGAACGTCAGCTACATACACACAACCTACCTTGATAACAAGCAACACTTATCTCCATCCTTTGTAGAGCAAGTGGAGGTAATGCGCCAAAGGAGACCAGAGAAGTACAAGCACCAGATATTAGGTGGATGGCTTGAGAAAGCAGAAGGAGTTGTGTTTACTCATTGGGAGATTGGCGATTTTAATAACGAGTACGACACTATCTTTGGACTTGACTTTGGATTCAGCGTTGACCCTTCAACCCTAACTGAAGTTGCGGTAGACAAGCTACGAAAGACTATATGGATAAAAGAACACTTCTATAAAGCTGGACTCTCTACATCTAATATATTTGAGATGTGCCGAAGGTATGCAGGAAACAATCTGATTGTATGCGACAATAGTGAGCCTCGACTTATATCAGAGTTAAAGACAAAAGGACTTAAAAACATTACACCTACTATAAAAAAGAAAGGTAGCATCTTATCAGGCATCGCTCTTATGCAAGACTACAATATAATAATCGATAAGGACTCTGTGAATTTAATACGAGAGTTTAACAACTATGCTTGGAAACTGAAGGGTAGCATACCACGAGATTCTTGGAATCATGGCGTTGATGCTAGCAGGTACGCAATTCAATACGCCCTTGAAAGAACTGTGCCGAAGGGTATGTATGTACTGCGTTAAAACACGCCATTTGAGCCTTACTGTTTGGGGTTTCAGCGCACTTCTCGCAAAAGATGACCCCAAGTACCACTAGAAATTTAAACGCTCTATTTCGCACTTTTTTCTATTTCCTTTTGTAAGTTAGCCAGCGCCCTCCAAGCTACTTTAGCGGAGTGCCTAATGCCATCAGTATCAATCGTACCTGCTTCAAGTAAATGCCGAGATAGCGCATCTAATTCGTCTCCTGACTTGCTTCTATCCCACGCCAGAGGTTTATCAGGATTGTGTTGTTGCTGACCAGCGTAAGAGCAACGAGCAACTTCTCTTATTGCATCTGGAAAGTAATTCAATACCCCTGTAAAGATTGGAGTTTGCTTTCTGCTAAATTCAATAGGGGTTTCTGTGAATTCAATACCTTGATTGCTTTGCAATTCAATAGGGTTATCTGTGAATTTAACACCCCTGTTTACCTTAAATACACAGGCTTGATTTTCTTCTTGTTTATTGGGTATAGCTTCAATATCCCCTTCTTTATTCCATTTATACATATATTTGCCTTTAAATATCATGATGCAAATATATAAAATATTTTACAAATACTTAACATTGGCTTAACATTGGGTAACATTAGGCTTCGTATGTTTGCATCGAACATAAAAATAAACACAATAATATGGAAATAAAGTATAGTAATAATGACTTTTTAGATTGGTATTTTAGTGGTTCAGACCAAGAAAAAGAGCAAATACTAATATCATTAGGTGAATGGGCTAAAGATATGTTAATGGAAAGTAAAAAATGTATAATTGACATACAAGCATTAAAAGACCAATGTAACATGGATTTGTTCTATGAAGATATGGAATACTTAAAAACACATTAAAATAAACACAAATGAATAAAGATGATTTAATAAACAAAATAACAGATAGGTGGACAGACAATATATATCAAGATATTGTTGATATATTAGAAACCTATACTATTGCATACGACATTGAAGAAGAAGAAATTGTCGATGCAGTAATTAGTAAGATGATTAACATATATAAATAAATACAAATGGAAATACAAATTGAGTTCGGTGGTTTTTATGGCTACCACGATGATTACATAGTAGATAGATGCGACACATTAAGCATTGATACTGATGATATAAATTGGCATAGAACACTCGTTCATTATAGTGTAGCTTGGGTGCATAGGTTTACGGATATGACAGGAATAGAATTGTTTTTTATTGGACTAGACAGTCCACGATACTACAATTACCGCACCGATAATATTATGGCAAAAGTATTGCCTGATGTTGCTGAACACTTGATGACATATATAAATGATGAATTTAAGCAATGGGCAAATCCACAATTAACTTCATGCAGCGGATTTCATTCATTCTATAATGGTATTGATGACTTAATAGAACGCAGTAAAGATGATGATGATGATAAGGCTATCTTACTCGGAATGGTGTGCAATTACTTAATTGAAGTAATGGAGGTAAACGAAGATGTTTACGAATTAGAATATAATATAATAGAGTTAAATGATAAAACAAAATAAAATGAATAACGAAGTTTTAACAGTATTGGAAAATTGCAAAGATTATATTGAGCAAATAAAAGATGATGCACTTGCAAAGCATTTAGTAAAGGAAATTTATAAAACAATAGAAAATGAACGTATCTGCAAAGATACTATATATATACATGAAACAATATCTCTACACCAATCAGATGGAGAGTTATATGTTGAGTATGGCGATGTAGACCATTCTAAAATGCTTGTGTTTAATGTAGGTAATTTGTATAGCGATTTATCGCATTGGATACATTTAGTTAAGAAGGGAAATGCAGATATGCAAAAGATGTACGCAAATAATATAAAAAATTCAATAGATGATTAGTTTAACAACAGGAATTTTATTTTTACTTACACTTATATTGTTGTCAAGATAAGCAATTCAATATATGATTGCTTCGCAATTCAATACCCCCTTCTGTAAATTTAATACCCTATGAATTTAATAGGGGTATGAATTTAATAGGGGGTGTATGCTTGGATTTTGGGTGTGTAGGGGTTTCCCTACATGGTGTAGGAATAATCTGACGTTAAGGTGTGGATAGTCCATTTTGCAAATATATAAAATTACATGTTAACTGAATGTTAAATCTTTGTTTCATTTGGTAACAATTTGGTAACAATTTCTTAACATTGGCTT